AACATAGAGAACGTGCGGATCTGGAATTTATCAGATACACCTATAACGATGACTCGCAATCGGGCTGTCCTTATGGCTCGGGAGTATAAAGTAGACTTCCTGTTGATGATTGACTCTGACATGAAGCCTGACTTGTATGCAGGCATAGAGCCAGATGCCGATCCTTTCTTCTCATCCTCTTTTGAGTTCTTGGCTGAGCATTATGAAAAAGGCCCAGCTTGCGTAGGTGCTCCATACTGTGGCCCTCCACCAAAGGAAGTTGTATATGTGTTCCGGTGGCAGAACCAGAGAAGCAATAATCCTAACCCAGACTTTCAGTTAGAGATGTTTGATCGACATACTGCGTCTCGTCTGTCGGGGATACAGGAATGCGCAGCACTTCCAACAGGTCTTATCATGTATGACATGCGCTGCTTTGATTTGACTGAGCCAAAGAAGCAGTCCGACAATCCGTGGTTCTACTACGAATGGAAAAACATCTACGCTTCAGATAAGGCTTCAACTGAAGACGTAACTCAGACAAGAGATCTTTCTTTGGTTGGTACACAGAAGTTGGGTTACAACCCAGTGTACTGCAACTGGAGTGCTTGGGCTGGACACTGGAAGCCGCTGTGTGTAGGCAAGCCTGTTTACATAACACCGGAATGCGTAGCTACAAAACTTAAGGACTCTTGGGAATCTGGGTATGATCCAGATGTTAAGCTCGTTGACCTTAATTCCTCATTTAGCGTGAAGAAACTTGTCTCAGCAAAGTAGCAAGAGATGCCTAGAGTGTGGGGTCGAATACCCTGCAAACGAAACATACTTCCATAAATCCAAGGACGGATTTCACGCTCGCTGCCGTAGATGTCGTAATAAGAAGATACGAAACGAGCGAAAGCTAAAGAAAGAAAAGAAGCTAGAGGAAATTGAGAAGGGTGCTGTGGACTATTTTGTTGCAGCCTCCCGCGTTGGTGGTGCGAACATCCCTCACTCCTCTGAGTTGCTTGAGATATTGATGGAGTATTTTGGTGGTGTGCGGGGTTATGCTAATGCCTTCATGAAGCAGTATTACGATGCACCTGTTGGCGGTGCGTTTCGTACAAAGATGCTGGATGGCGTTATGCGTCTTGTCCAAAACAACACCGCAATGGGTGGTGCGAAGAAGCCTTATGACCTAATGACAGACGAGGAGTTAGAGGCCGAGATAAGGAAGCAGGTGTTAGAGGCGGCGCTTTCATACCGACTTAAGGAGAAGAAAGATGAAATGCAAAAACTGCCAGTGGTTCAAGATGGAAAAACTTCCGGATCACATGACAACGACAAGGGGTCAGGGGACGTGTCACCTAAATCCACCAAGTGACAACGGCCTAGTCTTTGTATACGCAGACTGTTTTTGTTCGCACTATGAAGACCGCAACTGTAATGAGATTGCCGATCCTATCCCAGACGGTGTAAAGCGTCAGGTAATGTTAATGAAGAACCAACTGCTAAACGGACATCCCGTCCTTCCTTTTGCTGAAAACATTAATGCGTTGAGCGTGCTGTGCGAAGATGAAGAAACACCCGAAGATACCACCGCCAGTAATAGCGAAACCTGAAGGGGAAGCTGATGTGGGGCTTTCGGCCCATGCAATCAGCCAGCTAAAGGACGCACAGGCAGAGCTAGCTTCTCGCCGAGTGGAGGCGCTGCGTCTCTATGAGCCCATGGAGAAACAGGAAGAGTTTCATGCTTGCATGAGTTCTGAGCGCCTAGTCATCGGTGGTAATAGGTCAGGTAAATCTGCCTGCTCATTTGTTGAAGACGCTCGCGCTGCAACGGGGTCCGACCCCTACGACAAATACCCTAAAGAGGGTGGTAACTTAGTAATCATTGGCAAGAACTGGCAGCACATTGGAATGGTTGTTTATCCGATGCTGTTTAAGGCTGGCGCTTTTAAAATGATACGAGACAAGAAAACAAAGGAATGGAGGGCATATCGTCCAAAGACCGATCACAAGAGGCGCAAGGAAGCAAAGCCTGCTCCTCCCTTGATCCCCACACGTCTGATAAAAGATATGGCGTGGACCCAAAAAAACGCAGGGTATTTAAGCAAATGCGAACTTATTAACGGCTGGACAATCTACTGCTTTTCCAGTGAGGGTGAGCCTCCCCAGGGTTTCCAGGCTGATCTCGTTCACATTGATGAGGATATAAACAACGAGAGGTGGGTGGGTGAAATGCAAGCTCGTCTTTCGGATAGGAAAGGCCGGTTTGTTTGGTCTGCAATGCCGTGGAGTAAGAATGACGCATTGCTTGGTCTGTGCGAACGAGCGGAAAGAGATATTGAGAACAATAACCAGAACTCAATCATCACTAAGTTTGTTTTGCGATTTCTGGACAACGCTCACATTGATGACAAAGAGAAAAGGAAAAACATTGAGCGATGGTCAGCCCTAGGCCAAGACGAGCTTCGGATGCGGTCTGAGGGTGAGTTTACAACTGAATCCACGCTTATGTACCCAACCTTTAATTTGTCAGTACATCTTATGCCTCGGTCAGATTTACCAGCAGGTCAGGTTCCGCCAACGTGGACTCGGTATGCTTCGATTGACCCTGGGCATGCCGTTATGGCAACCTTGTTTGCGGCTGTGCCTCCAGACGAAAAGTTTATTTTGATATACGACGAACTGTATATACGCAACTGTAACGCCCTGATATGGGGTGAGCAGTATGAAGCCAAGGTAAAGGAGCAGCCTATTTACGCTGCCATAATGGATATGCATGGGGGTCTTTTGCGTGACTTGGGTTCTGGCCGACTGCCTCATGAGCTGTATACCGAGGAATTAAAGAAGCGGAACCTAAAAGCTCGCTTAAGTGGTTTTGGGTTTATACCGGGATCTGATGACATACCTGCCAGAACGGCATTGGTACGGCAGATGCTACATATACAGGGTGACGGCACAACAAAGCTAAAGTTCTTGGAGGGGGCATGCCCAAACCTCAAAAGAGAGCTAAAAAGATACCGAAAGAAAACAACTACGGTAAATGGGCAAGTATTTGTTACGGACGCACCACAAACTAGGGGAGACGTGCATGCCTGCCAGACATTAGAATATCTCTGCGCCTATGAACCCAGATATCATCCGCCGCCAAAAAGTTATGGTCCTGAACCATGGTGGGTAAAGTATCTGGAAGGAAAGCGAAAGCGTGAACAGAAACAGACAGATGGAGCGATTTACCTAGCACCCAAAGGAGCGATGAACAAATGACTGCAACAACCGAAGCCTACATTATGCCTGAAGCTACACTTGGAGATCAGGTCTACTATTACCGACATGCCGATGCCAACCCAGAGTTAGCTTGGGTGACAGATGTGGCGAGTCGAACTCTAACCCTTTGGGTTTTAACTCCTAATGGTGGTGGTACTGACCGATTTTCGGTGCATCACTACGACGATCCGGGCGTTTTAGACTTCCCTGCGTGGAAAGACTACGGCTTCTGGAAGGCTCGTCCTGCAACCAAAGAGGCGCTCTTATCTGAGAGAATTGCTGCTCTTGAGAAGAAAGTTGCTGCTTTAGGCACTAAAAAGGGCAAGTCTGGGCAATAACAAGTAGGAGCATTAAATGGAAGAACAGAACCCACTTCGCCCGATTGTCCGCCGTTGGCTTGAATGCATTAAGCAAGCCGAGAAGCACAAGAAACCCTTTCAGTTAGATGCTGATGAAGCCATGGGCTTTTATGCTTCTGACCCGGATGTTATGTGGAAGGACGTGGTGGCACGCGGAGAGCGTGGATACAACAAAGGCATGGACCCACCAGCCTTCCGTATTTGCGTAAACCGCGTGTGGGAAGCCGTTCGTCTGTTTAGTGCAGTCATACATCATAGAAACCCCCAAAGGACTGTGACTCCAAAGGAGTATCCAATTGTTGGCCCTGCTCTACTTGGTATACAGCCACAGCAACCTGTGCCTCAGATGGGTCCAGATGGCCAGCCGGTCATTGGCCCGGACGGTCAACCTGTGATGATGCCTGACCCTGGTATGATGCAATACCAGCAGGGGATGCAACAGCAGCAGATGATGTGGGAAAAGAGAAAGGTTGTTGCCCAGCTTCTTGAATCCTACTTAAATTACACCCCCAACGAACTTAACCTTAAGCAGCATTCCCGAAAAGTTGTTGAAGAGGCTTTCATTAAGGGTGCTGGTGTTTGGTGGCATGAGTTGTATGCTCCTCCCGGCGCACAGACCAAACTCGCCGGATCTTTCTATGACTCTATAGACAACTTGCTGTGGGATCCCGACGCCGATGAATTTCAAGACATACGTTGGATGGCACGGAAACGCACGCAACCAATTGATGAGGTTGCTGCAAAGTTTGGCTTGCAGCGAGAAGATCTCAAAGGACATATTGAATCCTATGCATCTCGGGCCGATGATGCTGAAAGAGGATATGAAACTCGCAGACGAAATGGCAAAACAAATGATTTGATTTGTTACTGGGAGATTTACTCTAAGACAGGTTTTGGCGACCGTCTAAAGGATGCTGATAAAGACTTGCGAGGAAAGTTCGACGCACTTGGAGCAAACTGCTATATAGTTGTAGCGCAAGGAGTGGACTTTCCACTTAATCTTCCTCCGAGACTCCTACAAGAACCTGTTGACCAGACAGGCATGCCGCGCAACTTCTTTATGGCAGCTCAATGGCCAATTCCATTCTGGGCAGAAGCCGATGGGTGGCCATGCACTATTTTAGCTTGGCACGGAAAGCCCGGTTATTCTTGGCCTATCTCATTGATACGTCCCGGCATTGGTGAACTTCGTTTTATTAATTGGGCAATGTCTTTCTTAGCGCAAAGAATTGCGACTAGCTCACAGACAATGATTGGCGTAGCGAAAGCCGCTGACCCAGACCTCAAATCCAAGATCCTTGAAAGAGCTGAGAATGGATTTAAGATCGTTGAGATTTCCGAGGCTATTGGACGCAGCGTTAATGACGTTATATCTGTATTCCAGCAGCCTGGTGTCACGCAGGATATGTATCAGATTATTGCCGAGGTAACTAATCTGTTTGATCGGCGTGTCGGTTTGACTGAGTTGATTTATGGTATGACCAGAAGTCAATTTAGATCTGCTGCTGAAGCGCAAGTAAAAGCCGAACAGATAAGTGTTCGTCCTGATGATTATGCAAATACGCTAGAAGACTCACTTTCAGAAGTAGCCCGCAAAGAAGCTCTTCTTGCGAGATGGTTAATCTACCCACAAGACGTTGCTCCTGTGCTTGGGCCAATGGCAGCGCATGCGTGGCAGCTCAACGTACAGGGTGAAGGTCCAGAAGAGATTATACGAGAGTACTCATATCGCATTGAGGCCGGATCTGCTAGAAAGCCAAACCTAGCAACTAAGACAGAGAACATGAATCAGTTCATGCAGATCATGATGCCGGTCGCCCAAGGAATGCTTCAGGCTGGCCAGCCACAGTTATTCAACGCCATGATGAATGCATGGGGTCAGTTGAATCAAATGGATGTCAGCGGATACATGGTTCCGCCACCACCACCGCCTCCTCCTCCGCAACCGCCAGTAGAAGGAGAAGCACCACCCGAAGCACCCCCTGAAGAACCTCCTCCACAAGAAGGATAATGTGTTATGGATATACCTCTTAACATACAAGAGGCTGGGTATGAGGCCGTCAAAACGTACAAGAAGGCAATTGAAGCCGGTTCATCTGCTCGGTTTGCGGAGATGGTTGCACTCGCAAGCCCTCCTGCAACACAAGGAACAGACAGAAACTTCATGCAAGGAAGATGCAACAACCAGCAGTTGGACGAAATGCCTTTGGAGTCTGCTAAGTGGCTATCGAAAGAAGCAAGAGAAGCAGGAATAAATATCTCCGGAAAGTATTATTGCGGAGGCATCGCGGACAAACGAGGCTGGAAAGATCCCGAAGCGTGGGTGTCCAGCCGGGACGATATAGAGAAGGTTGCGATCAAGAGAAGGCTGCATGTGTCGGGTGCTGTCAACTACGATCCGGGAGATGCACCGCCTCCAAAGCGCCCTGTCATGAACGAGAAGATCATGAAGAGGGAGTTGAGGAGAGCAAGGAAAACAAATAAGAAGGCTTCTGAAAAAGAACTTAGATCTGAAATCATTAAAAAGCACGGATACAACCCTCGTAAGAAAAAGTCTTAGGAACTTACGGGGGTCGTAGACGTGAACATCGGTATTGTTGTATGCTTTTTTAGTCCTCAGAACTATTCTCTCCCACGGAAGCATTTTGCTGGGACCATTGATTGGTTGCTAAGGTATAACCTTCCTATCTCAGTTGCCCAGGCTACTCTGCCGGGCCAAGCGCCACAGCCAATTCCAAAGAAATGTAGAAGCATTGTTTACCCTAACTGCGACTACATCTTCTACAAAGAAAACCTTTGGAACCTTGGCACGCAACTACTACCTGACTGTGATGTGTTTCTTTTCTTAGATACAGACATTCGTCTCACAGGCAACTGGCTGGATATATTTAAAGATGTGATGGAAGATGCAGATGTATGCCAGCCCTTCCATGTTTCTCGCTGGCTTGACAAGAGTGGCGACCTGTTTCAGCAAAGGCCTAACTGCGCAAGTGCAATTGAAGATGGTCAGCCATTGGACCTTGCTAAGTATCATCCTGGTTTTGGCATAGGCATTCACCGGGATGCGTTTGAACGCTTAGGGGGCATTTACCAGTATATGCTTCCAGGCGGTGGCGACTCTGCTTTTTGGTCTTCTTTCGATAGAACAAAAGAAGGCCAGCGCATGCGTCAATACAGGGCTGAAAAGAAAATGCTTAATATCCGTTGTCCCCTTTACGAGGAGTACCGAGAAAACGCATTATCGCTAAACCTTACGGTGCGAGCCTGTCGCCCAACCAAAGCTATTCACAAATGGCATGGCCATAGAAAGCGGCGTCAATACACAACAAGAGAATTGTTATTTCCGAGGCTAGAGAACGAGAATCCTGCTTGTTATACAAGGAAAGATGGTTTGCTGATGTTTTCTCGTCCAGCACCGAAAGCAAAACAATTCTGGGAAAATCGCTTGGAGGATGGAGATGAGTAACCCCGGAAACTGGCGAAAGCAAAAAATACAAATCAGGCGAGGAGATGCCGACACTTGGACAAACTTAAACCCAACCCTACTCATGGGAGAATGGGGGCTAGAAACTGATACCAAGAAAGTCAAAATTGGTGATGGGCAGACCGAGTGGAACTCCTTGGAGTACTGGAATCCAGAAGGCTCGTCGGAGGTTTATGTAGAAACAACCGATGTTCGATTGTCGGATTCTAGGGAATGGTCTGCTGATACTATCAGTCAGGTGGAAGCTGAGACAGGAACAGCAACTACAAGAAGAGCCTTTACTGCTGAACGTGTATTCCAGGCTATAGCCGCATGGTGGGATGATTCCAGTGCTAAGACTTCGCTGGACGCGCTGGACGGTCATTCCCATGGAAACATTACAAATGACGGTAAGGTGGGGTCTACTGCCAACATACCGTTGATTACAACGACAGATGGTGTAATTATTGCTGGGTCTTTTGGCACTGCGGCTAACACCTTCTGTGAAGGCAATGATTCAAGACTTAGTGATTCTCGGACCCCAACGTCTCACACTCACCCCCTATCCGAGTTAGATCAATCTAGTGCGTCTAGCGGAGAGGTGATTAAGTGGAACGGATCAGCTTGGGCGCCAGCTGCCGATAATGCTGGTGGCGGGGGAAGTCATTCGCACGGTAACATTACTAATGTAGGCGCAATTGGATCTACGGCTAATCTTCCGCTGATAACAACATCCGCAGGAGTTATAGACGTTAGCTCTTTTGGGACAAGTGCTAACACATTCTGCGAAGGCAATGACTCTCGTCTAAGTGATGCTAGAATCCCCACATCGCACACTCACGGAAATATTACGAATGCTGGAGCAATAGGCTCCACTGCAAATCTTCCTCTTATTACAACAGCTTCCGGGGTAATTGACGTTGGTTCTTTTGGGACAGGTGCTAGCACTTTCTGTGAGGGAAATGACTCACGCCTAAGTGACTCCAGAACTCCAACATCTCACGCGCATGGCAACATCACTAATGATGGAAAAATAGGGTCTGCATCCGATCTACCCATTATTACAACTACTTCTGGAGTGTTAACAACTGGATCTTTTGGAACCGGCTCCAACACCTTCTGTGAAGGTGATGACAGCAGATTGAGTGACGCAAGAACGCCAACGTCCCATACGCACGCTGCTTCGGATATAGTCTCTGGCACGCTAGACATACTCCGCATTCCTACGGGAACTACTTCTAGTACCGTTTGTATCGGTAACGACAGTCGCCTTAGCGATGCAAGAACGCCAACCTCACACACGCATGGAAACATAACAAATGCAGGTGCGATAGGCTCGGCAGCTAATCTACCAATTATCACTACATCCTCTGGCGTTCTGGATGTAGGATCTTTTGGAACTTCTGCTAGTACTTTCTGTGAGGGGAATGACAGTCGGCTGAGTGACTCACGCACTCCAACGTCACATACGCATGGAAATCTTACGAACGCAGGTGCGATAGGATCGACAACAAATCTTCCGGTTATAACTACGACATCGGGAGTCTTGACTGTCGGGTCGTTTGGAACGGGTGCTAATACTTTTTGTGAAGGCGATGATAGCCGTTTAAGTGATGCTCGCACGCCAACATCGCATACTCATGCTGCCGCAGATGTGACATCGGGAACATTTGCTATCGCAAGAATACCAACAGGAACTACCTCTAGCACAGTTTGTATTGGAAATGATAGCCGTCTCAGTGACGCGCGTACCCCAACATCGCATACTCACGGCAACATCACTAATGCTGGAGCAATAGGCTCATCTTCAGGTTTGCCCATCATTACCACTTCTTCTGGGGTTTTGACAACTGGATCATTTAGCACAACTTCAGGAACTTTTTGCGAAGGTAATGACAGTCGTCTTAGTGATGCTCGCACTCCGACTTCTCACACCCATGGCAATATTAGCAATGCTGGTGCAATCGGTTCAACTTCAGGGCTACCTATTATCACCACAACTTCGGGGGTCTTAACAGTCGGATCTTTCGGGACCACTTCAGGGACTTTCTGTGAAGGCGACGATAGCAGGATAGGAGGAATACTTGTAGGCACTGTCGATGGAAGGCTAACGCTAGAAAGTGGTGTGCCTATATCTACTACGAGCCAATCTGCTAAGACAACACTATACTTCACACCGTATAAAGGCAATCAAATTGCTTTGTATGACGGTAGTAACTGGGGCTTGCACTCTTTCACTGAACGAAGTCTTTCGTTGAGCGGCTATACAGCCGACACCAACTACGATGTATTTATTTATGACAACAGTGGAACGATAACCCTTGAGTCTGTAGCTTGGACAGATGACACCACTAGGGCTACCGCCATAGCGCTCCAAGATGGTGTGTACACAAAAAACGGAGCTGCAACACGCAGATATATAGGGACTATAAGAATCACCGGCACAACCGGCCAGTGTGCCGATAGCGCAGGGACTAGATACGTTTGGAATTACTACAATAAAGTGTCTAGGGAAATGAGCTGTAACGTCAGTGGATCTCACACTTACGCAACACACACTTGGCGCACATACAACAGCGACACAACGCTTGGCTCAGGGCGATTAGCGTTTGTGCTTGGAATAAAAGAACCTGTTCTAATGAGCGTGCATGCTCAACTGAAGTGGGCCTATGTAGGCGGAACCTTTAACAGCACCACAGCAAACCCAACTGCCGCACTGCTTGTTCATGATGCGACCAACACGGGAAGCGGCTCTAGGTTTGATTCGACAAGTTTTGTATGCGAGACAGGTGGCAGCGGTGCGGTTGAGACTGGGTATAACTACTGTCAGTTGATGGAAACCAACGCAACAGGAACAGACACAGGAACTTACTTTGCAGCGATATTAATTGGCGTATTCAGGGGGTAACATGAACACATACATAGAAAACCTTCATGGTCTGGTGAGTGATGTCTTGGCGGTGCAGGGTGTTTCTGATAACGAAGATGGAACGTACAGGATAGATTACATCGACGAACCAACGCCAGCTCAACTTTCTGAAATCAACGCTATCTTAGACTCTTGGCCTTTAGAAAAAGCCAAGCTAGAAAAACTAGAAACCGTGGACGGTGAATGGCGCGCTGTTCTTAAAAATGGTTGGACCACGCAATACGGATGGTCTTTAGGATTGGATATTCCTGACGTTGCACTACTCAATGGAAACTTTGTTCTTGCGAAAGAAGCTGATTCCTTGGGAATATCCGGCTCTGTGTTTGTGGTTGATATTTCAGGGAAATCTCATGAGCTTTCGTTTCCAGAACTAACAGCATTAATGCTGCAATACGGACAAGCGCGTGCTGCATTAAGCGCTGAAGATGCTAGCAAAAGAACAGCAATCCAAGAAGCCAACACTATTGAGGAATTAATGGCTTTATAATGGGTGAATTTACAAAGGATTGGTTTACACAAAACATACCAATCTGGACAAAAGCCGTACTGCCTAACCTGTCAAGCAATACACCAAAATGGCTTGAGCTTGGGACGTATGAAGGCAGGGCTGCTGAGTGGATCTTAGATAATGCCATGCCGCGAGGAGGTGAGTTAACGTGCGTAGACATCTGGAAAGACCACAACGGTCGGTATGACCCTGATGCCGAGAAGCGATTTGACAAAAACATCGGCGACAGGGCGATTAAAAGAAAAGGTCTTATATTCGATTTTTTATTGGGCGAGGTGAGATCTGGCAGGAAATATGATGCCATCTACGTTGACGGCGGGCATGATGCTACGGAGGTCATGGAGCAATCCACTCTGTGTTGGCGCATTATGTCGCCAAGGGCTTTGATTATATGGGACGATTATAGCTGGCGTGACCGCTCTGGGAGGCATGGCCACACGCCGCCAGGGGTGGCAATTGATGGGTTCATACAGAGTTACCTCACTGAGATTCGGGTCATACACAAGGATTATCAGGTAATCGCCCAAAAACTGTAGTTTTTCTCAGAAACAGCCTGAAACTGCCGAGGGCATTAGTAAATAGGAGTCAAAATGCTTACTTATCAGGACTGCGTAGAACATCTTATTACAGCGTCAATGGGCGGACCACAAGACGCTGAACAGCGAGACATCCGAACTGCCATACAGAGATCGTACCAAGAAGTTGCTTGGATGCGAGATTGGGAGTTTTACCACAAGCACGGACGAATTGTGTTTGATGATGATTGGACAGGTACGATCACCTATTCAGCATCCACAAGAACAATAACAAAAGTCACTGGTGATGATTTCCCCGCTGACGCTAACCGATATCGACTAAGAATCGGGGATGTTGTCTGTCGGGTTGAAACCCGTTCCAGCGCAAGTGAGCTAATACTAGACCCTCTTTTGAGCTTGTACGAAGACATTGGGGATGCAACTGAAGTTCGGCTTTATCGCTCAGTCTATCCTTTGCCAGACGACTTCAGAAACATAGACCCACCAATAGACGAATCTCATTGGACGGGCTTTCAGTACGTCAGCCAAGACCATGCTATGAAGATGGAAAGAGCTAGCGACATTGCTGGTCCTCCTAGCTACTGGACGGTCAGGAAAGACCCAGACTCAATGGGGTATGCTGTTCAGGTGCTAGGATACCCAATTCGCACAGAGGCATTGGATTTTACCTACAGGCGATCACCAAGACAGATTCGTATATCTGGACATGAAGCTGGCAGTCGCCAAGGGACTGTCACAATATCTGGAACCGCTGTTACTGGGGCTGGCACAGCATTTCAATCATCTATGGTTGGGTCGGTTTTGCGAGTTGGCACTGCTTCTAATGTGCCTGACTCCTTGGGTTCAATGAATCCCTATGATGCGGAAGCAACTATTACTGCTGTATCCAACACAACAACCGCAACTATTGACACATCACTAACATATTCTGGAGTAAAATATGCGATCACTGATCCCATTGACATGTCTCCAGGTATGCATAACGCCATGTTGAGCGGAAGTGAGTATTGGCTTGCTAGGATACGTGGATCAGGTGCAGACGATGCAATGCAAATGTACAACCGTGACATTCGACTAGCTATGGAAAACGACGCTGTTGCGCCTGCCATGGGGCCAGATCGTCTTATATGGGATGCCTACGGCTGGCGATCTCCATTACTTCCAGATGATATTGATGGGGGATCTCCATGACAGAGTTATCTCAGTGGGGTGGGCTTGCCACCAATGCATCTCCTTACGCCATACCTGCTGGTACGAGCGTTGTCCAAACAAACATTCAGTGCATTAGCCCTGGAAAGATTGAGGTTCGTCCAGGGACTACAGCTCTTACGTTCTCCGTGCATTCTGGCGGAAGTGATCCTGTTGTCTGTGCTTATCGTTACCCCGGTGTCGATGAAAGAATCATCTACGAAAATAGCAGCGGTGAGCTATATGTTGCGAAAGGTCCATCTTGACACAAATTGGAACTAGAAAATCGAACGGACTCCTTAAGGTTTACATGTCTTCGGGAGGGACCAGCTACACTACGCCACCTACAGTTGTTGTGACGGGAGGTGGTGGGGCTGGCGTTACGGCGCAGGCTGTCCTTAATAACGAGCGAGTAGATCATGTTGTTATCCTAAATGCCGGAACAGGATTTACTTCTGACCCAACTATTTCTTTTACTGGCGGCGGTGGATCTGGAGCGGCTGCAACTGCTGTTGCTCACACTGGTTCGTTCAGGCCTGTTACGTTTATAAAAAACCGATACAACGAAGTGTACGGAATAGACGGGATGGGGCGTGGTTTTAGGTGGGATGGAAAGGCGGCAACTGTAGAAGCCGTAGGTTTAGGTGAACCTGGGGCTGGACCAGCTCTAACAGCAGCTACAACCGACAGCCAAGATTTCATAAAGCATATTGAACTTGTTAATGGAGGGTCTGGTTATAGCGCAGAACCAACCGTAACTATTACCGGCGGCACTCCTTCCACGCCTGCAACCGCTAGAGCCTTCATAGAAAATGGCGCAATAAAAAAAATAGATGTTGTGGAAATTGGAAGTGGCTATCAAGAGGAACCTTCGGTAGTTATTAGTGGTGGTCGCGGCTCAAGTGCAGCGTTTACTGTTAATGTTATTGGCAAGGTTAAGAGGGTTAATATAGAGAATTCTGGTTCTGGCTATGTAGTTAACGCCACTACTGCTCCAGCAATTGAGTTTTCCACAGCTCAAGGCCTGACTGACGCTAATGCTATTGTTACTGTTGATGAACATGGCCGCATTGATTATGTAGAGTTTCTTTCTGCTGGAACCGGGGCAACCACTACAGGTGTTACTGCTGTGATTACAGGGGGAAGCGGTTCTGGCGCTACGGTTTCCGTGGACATGGATTTCTCTGTGTCCTCTGTGACTATAAGTAATGCTGGCTCGGGCTACTTTTCTGATCCAAAAATAGAATTTCTTGAGGACACCGAAGATGCTCTTGTTGAGCCCGCATCCGCAACACTAGGCACAAACTCTACTGGAGAAATAACCTCTGTTAATATTGTGAACGGTGGTTCGTATATTAAGCCACCAACTGCCGTAATAAAAGAGAATCACGCTAAAGCTACTGCGACATTAGGTCAGCGAATGCGTGGAAAGTATTACTGTGCAATTCGCTATATAGATGATACTCCGGAAGACGAGCAAGGTCCGGTCCCTTCTTCAATATCTGAGTTAATTAAAATTGACACTGGTGATGCTGCTGGGTTACTGGAATGGAATTTAACGCATTACAACATTGACGATAGAGTGCATGCTGTAGAGCTTTGGAGAACAAGCGCAAACCAAGATTTAATCTTATACCGAGTAGCAACCATTGAGAGAACTGACGGAAATTTCTCGGGAACTTACACAGATACACTAGACGACGAAACACTTATTGATGGGGCAAGGGATGGCTTTGGCTTAATGCCAGTAACTATGCCATCGGGTCAAGTCAACGCTAGGAGGTTTAATTTACCCCCAGCAGAAATGGCCGTTGCTGTTTCATTCCAAGACCGATCTTGGTTTGCTGTTGATGTAACTGGCAAGCGGCCAAACTCACTAATGTTTAGTGAAGTCGATGAATTTGAATCCGTGCCATCAACAAACGAAATGGTTTTACAAGAGAATGCAGGAGAGTCGGATATTATTACCGCTCTTGTACCTCTTTCTACGCAGCTTTTAGTTGTACAGCAATCCCACTTGTATACCCTAAGTTATGTAAACCAACCAATTCTTGATGCAGTGCTTTCTTTGGCTTCGTACAGGGGCATATTGAATAGTCGCTGCTGGGCTGTTCTTGGTGGCGTTGCCTTTATTGCAGACTCTTTTGGCATATACGCATTTGAGGGAAGCAACGAAACAGCCGTGTCTGTCCCTGTAGATGATTTTTGGCGAGATGATGTAATAGATTTCTCTAAGTCCGATAAATTTCACATGCAGGCGGATTTAGCAACGCGAGTAATAAGATTCTTTTACTGCACAGACTCCGACACATATCCCTCGCAGGCTTTGTGTTACTCAACGGCAACAAAGGCGTGGTGGCAGGAAGAGTACGCTGAGCCAGTAAGCGCTGGCTGTCGGTCTTTGATTGGTGGAAAACTAACTCAGATCTTCTGTAATAATGCGGGTGCTTTGAAAAAGTTTGCTGGCCTTACGGATTCTGGCACGGCAATAAGCTGGCGAATGAAAACAGGCAACTTCCCTCTGCAAACCGACAATCAATCTCGGGCAATAGATTTTATTTATAACCCAACGTCTGGTGACGAAAGCCTTAACCTTGCTCTTGCATACAATGGTTCTGCGTCGGCTAGAGAAAACGCAATAACTACCAACCGTGGAAGCGGCTTTACAACCACCCAAGGCAGTACGTCTGCTGTTCTTAATCTTTCTTCCACAAGGTCTGAGCTGGGAGATGCTACTGGGCAAGCAAGGGCATATTACTCTGGTCATGCCGACGTGCGTTCCGTAGGTGCAGATAAGCATGTAGCAATTGACATATCAGGCCAGCAGTCAACAGACAGAATTGTCATACACACAATTAGTCTTGAGGGGGCTGGTTAATGCTTAACACAAACATGGCCCCAGAGTTAATGCGTGGGCTTCTAGCTTCTGGAATGAGCCCTGCTGCCGCCCAAAGG